GTGAACAACCACCCCCGCTACAGGGAGTTGGGTGCTATACTAGACGAACTCTACGACCTGGCACATGCAAGTACCGAACTGGCAACACCACAGTAAGAAGGAGCAGAAACGCCACCTCAAACCGCAAGCGATGCGGGCGAGGAAGGAAGCCCTGCGCCACTTCAAAAAGTGTCACACCAAGACCTCCGACAAGCGTCGGGGGTCTTATTGTATGTGGGTACGAGAGGAACCCAATGCATACCGTCAAAGACCATCTTGCCCGTCTGCTTGCCACTGAAGACCTCGTGGTTGAGCATCGTCAGGTAGACACTGCTGCCTTTGACGTTGAGCGTCGGGTCCTCACGCTGCCTGCGTGGGACAATGCAGAGAGCGTTGTGATCGACCTCCTGATCTCGCATGAGGTGGGTCACGCACTCTATACGCCTAACGACTGGTCCTTTGAGGGTCAGGTCCCGATGCAGTTCGTCAACATCGTCGAAGACATTCGTATCGAGAAGTTGATGAAGCGTCGCTACGCTGGTCTTGCTAAGACCTTCTACAAGGGTTACAGCATCCTCTCCGACAAAGACTTCTTCGGCATTGGCGACGACGACCTCTCCACCTTCAACCTCGCAGACAAACTGAATCTGTACTTCAAGATCGGTAACTACATCAACGTTCCCTTTGACGAAGAGGAGAAAGAGTTTGTCAAACGTGCTGATCGACTGGAGACCTTTGATGAGGTCATTGCTTTCGCTAAGGAGTTGTATGACTTCTGCACCGAGAAGGTGAAGCAGGAGCAGGAGAAGGTCGATGACCTTCAGAATCCTCCTCAGTCCTCTGATGGTGGTGGATCTGCTGAGGGTCAGTCTCCCTCTCCCCAGTCCAGTCGCGGCGACGGTGCCGAGGGAGATGAGGAAGAAGGAGAAGAGGAGACCGAAGAGAAGGTTGAGGGTGATGGTCCTGGTCGCAACAACGACGAGGAAGATCCTGTAGAGGCAAAGACTGCTGACAACTTCGAGCAGGCACTGGAGCAGCTGGTCAATCACGGCAGGACCAACACCACTTACTTAGAACTGCCCGACAGCATTGAAGATGTTGTTGTCAGCAATCGTGATTGCCAGAGCGTCCTGTCTGAGTATTATTTCGACAGGAACTGCATCTGGGTTGACGACGAGTATCGTAAGTACAAGTCCAACGTCCTCAAGGAGGTCAACTATCTGGTCAAGGAGTTTGAGTGTAAGAAAGCAGCAGATTCCTATGCTCGTTCTTCCACTGCCCGCACGGGTGTCCTTGACTGCACCAAACTGCACACCTACAAGTACAACGAAGATCTCTTCAAGAAGATCACCGTTACGCCTGAAGGTAAGAACCACGGACTGATCTTTAACCTTGACTGGTCTGGTTCCATGGGGGATTGCATCTTTGAAACCACTAAGCAGTTGTTGACCCTGGTTCAGTTCTGTCGCAAGGTTGGCATCGCCTATGACGTGTACATCTTCACTGACTGCTATCACAAGGAAGAGTATGACCTTGATGAGATCGGTGAAGATCACAAGATCCTTGTTCGTAACTTCAGGATGGTCAACGTCCTGACCAGTCGCGTCAACAACAAGACCCACGAAGAACATGCTCGCAACCTGTTCCGTCTCGCTGGCAACTGGGGTCCTGTGCATTCTCCTGGTGGTCCCTACCAGTTCACCCTGTCAGGCACTCCTCTTAATGAGGCGATGATTGCCATGAACACTCTGATTCCAGAGTTCAAAGAACGCACTGGTGCTCAAAAGGTTCACGTCATCAACTTGACTGACGGTGAAGGTTACCCTGTCTGCTACATGAAAAAGGTCAAGCGTTACAACGGTGATGGTTACACCTACATCCGTTCTCGCATCAACCACGACACCTTCCTTCGGGATCGTAAGACTGGAAAGACCTATGAGTTTGACGGATCCTATGAACAGACCAATGTCTTTATCTCTCAGCTTCGGGATCGTTTCCCTGAGTGTGAGTTCATGAACATTCGTCTTCTGTCCAATGGTGAGTGGTCACGTTTCAAACGGCAGTGTCTGGGTTATAATTATACTGACTATGAGAAAGCAGATGCTCAGTGGAAGAGGACTAAATCCTATATTTGTCTCTCCTCCTACTACACCATTCAGTATGCGATGCATGTGAATGCTCTGTCTGCAGATACTTCTTTTGAAGTTTCTGAGGATGCATCCAAGTCTCAGATCCGCACCGCATTCAAAAAGTCTTTGGGTGCTAAGAAGACTAATAAAAAAATCCTCTCCTCTTTTATTGAGCGCATCGCATGAAACACATTCTCTTTACCCTTAAGGGTTGCTCTGCTGATCTTATCGATGATGAGAACTACATCAGGGATACCCTTTATCATGCATCTATTCAATGCAACTCAACCCTTTTGGCACTGAACTCTCATAAGTTTTCTCCTCAGGGTGTTACTTGTGTTGCGATGCTTGCAGAATCTCACATTAGTATTCACACTTGGCCAGAGAAAGGTATGGCAGTTTGTGATGTATTCACATGCGGGGATCATACCGATCCTATGAAAGGTGTTGAGTATATGAAGATGGTTCTCCACGCAACGGACATCGTGTGCAACGAGTTCATTCGACCTCTAGAGTGACCAGTTTGCAAACTGTCCACGCCCGCCCCAGAGGCGGGTTTTTTCGTGTATCTTATATACATACCAATCAAGGCAACCACCAATGACTTCCAACTTCATCGACGAACTTCGCTCTGAGTACGGCAACGAGATCACCGCTGCTGATGTAAAGGCGTTTGCTCGTGACCGTGGTGTCTCCTATCCCACGGTTACTCGTCACCTTGAGCAGTACAAAGTCAAGCGTGGTTCTTGGAATCTTACCGTTCGGGAACGTTTGGAGCAGACCTACCAGGAAAGCTCCATCAATGTTACCGAGCAGGAACATCAAAACCTTATCCCTCAGAAAGATGATACCTTCGTCCAGTTTGGTAATTTTAGCGATATCAAGAAGATTGTTAAGTCCCGTATTTTCTATCCTGTCTTTATCACTGGTCTGTCTGGCAACGGTAAAACTTTCGGTGTTGAGCAGGCATGTGCCCAACTGGGTCGTGAGTTGATCCGTGTAAACATTACTATTGAGACTGATGAAGATGACCTTATCGGTGGTTTTAGGCTTGTTGATGGGAACACTGCATGGCATAACGGTCCCGTCATCGAAGCACTGGAGCGTGGAGCAGTGCTCCTTCTGGACGAGATCGACCTCGCCTCTAACAAGATCCTCTGCCTGCAGTCCATTCTAGAGGGCAAGGGTGTTTTCCTGAAGAAGATCGGTCGCTACGTCAAACCTGCTGCTGGTTTCACCGTGGTTGCTACCGCCAACACTAAGGGTAAGGGTTCTGACGACGGTCGCTTTGTCGGCACCAACGTCCTCAACGAAGCGTTCCTTGAGCGTTTCCCTGTGACCTTCGAGCAGTCCTACCCCACCCCTTCGGTTGAGCAGAAGATCCTTGATCGTATCTGCAGCGATTCTGAGTTCAACCAGCGCCTGTGCGACTGGGCAGACATCATTCGCAAGACCTTCTATGATGGTGGTATTGATGAGATCATCAGCACCCGTCGTCTGGTTCACATTGTTCAGGCATACGAGATCTTCGGTGACCGTGCCAAGGCAGTGACCACTTGCATCAACCGTTTCGACGACGAGACCAAGCAGGCATTCCAGGAACTGTATGACAAGGTTGATGCAAACGTAAACTTTGGAGAAGACAATGAAGGATTTGTGGATGGAGTACAGGAAGGCAGTGTGGGAAACCTTCCCTGACCTTGAGAACATCTGTGACTGGGCAGACTGGGAGGACAAAGGCACCTCCCTCTCCGCCAAGATTTACAACAACGATTACATTCTCAAGTCTAGGGAGGTCAACATCTGGAACGAGAAGTCATGCATCTACAACAACATCATCTATCCAAAAACGGGTGAGAATCTACCCTGCTTCGGAATGGATCTGATGGGTTTCTTTGAAAAGAAAGTCATCTTAGTGTTTGACTTCCAACATCCAGTAGAGAACTATCTGTTCTCCCATCCAGACCTCCCTAAGGCAGAGGGTGAGTATCGGTTCTTTGAACCTGGCAACCACTTCTCTGAGAATATCTACGTTGCCAAGTGTACGATGTCCGAGGTCAACGATCACCTTGAGATGTTCAAAAAATACTTGACCATCTACAAGGATATGTTAGAATGTAAAATGCCAAGAGGCACAGACACCACTGTCTATTCTGACTTTGACAAATACATGACTAGACTAGATCCCGTTGGGGGATATCTATCTAGCACCTTCGGGAAAGAAAAAGCAGAATCTCTTGTAAACGATTTCCTTTTCTGTTATGGTTAACGCCTGGTCCTTACTTTATGATGCTATGGAAGACGACAAAATTGTTTTGAACTATGACCGCGATCCTGTCGTTGATTACGACAGTTACTACAGTGTAAAAATTGGAGAAGACAACATTTCTATCAACACGAGCAAGTACAAGTACGACGAAGACAAGATCGTAAAAGAACTTCTGGAGTACATCAGCAACACCTACAATCAGCATTACTCTAGTGGGGGTATTCAAACCCTTGATCTGATTGAATCCTGCGGTGATGGTGAAGCATTCTGTCGGAGTAACATCCTGAAGTATGCTTCTCGCTATGATAAGAAGGGCACCGCCCGCCGTGATATTATTAAGATCCTGCACTATGCAGTTCTCCTCCTCCACTTCAACGACAAAAACGCAGTACGTGAATCTTATGAAACTTTCTAAAAGCACTCTCGACATTCTGAGAAACTTCTCTTCTATCAATCAGTCGATCTGCTTCAAGAAAGGATCCGAACTCTCCACTCTCTCGATCCAGAAAAACATTCTGGGTCGATCCCAGATCCAGGAAGAGTTCTCTCGTGACTTTGCGATCTATGATCTGAGTGAATTTCTCTCTGGTCTTTCTCTTTTCAACGACCCTGAGTTTGATTTCTCTCACCCCAACTATGTGACCATCAAAGACAGCAGGAACACCTCTCGGTATTTCTTTGCTGATCCTTCGACCATTGTTACTCCACCCGAAAAGAAAGTAGAACTTCCTAGTCAAGATGTTTGCTTCCTGGTGTCTGCTAATGATATTTCTAACATCATCAAAGCAGCGAGTGTTTATCAAATCGAAGATCTCTCCGTTGTTGGTGATGGTGAGAAGATTGATCTTGTTGTCCGTGACAAGAAGAACGACACGTCCAACAGTTATGCAGTGAGCGTTGGTGAAACCGATGCTTCCTTCTGCTTCAACTTCAAGGTTGAAAATCTGAAGTTGCTTCCTGGTGGATACTCTGTTATTGTGAGCAAGCATAACGCTTCTCTGTTCAGGCACCAGAGCCTGAACCTTGAATATTTGATCGCACTTGAACCTGATTCTAAGTATGAAGGATGATTTTCTGTGGGTGGAAAAGTACCGCCCACAAACTATTGAGGAATGCATCTTGCCTCAAGAGACCAAAGATGTATTCCAGAACTTTGTTAATGGTGGGGAGATCCCCAACCTTCTTCTTTGTGGCACTGCTGGCATTGGTAAAACCACAGTTGCCAAAGCACTCTGTAATGAACTTGGTGTAGATTACTATGTCATCAATGGATCCGACGAGGGTCGATTCCTCGATACTGTCCGAAACCATGCGAAGCAATTCGCTTCGACCGTCTCGCTTACGTCAACTGCTAAACACAAAGTCATCATCATTGACGAGGCAGATAACACGACCCACGACGTACAACTCCTCTTACGGGCGTCTATTGAGGAGTTTGCTGGCAACTGCAGGTTCATCTTCACCTGCAACTACAAGAACAAAATCATTGCACCCCTCCACTCAAGGTGCAGTGTCATTGACTTTGGGATTAAAGGCAAAGCGAAAGTCCAACTGGCAGGAGAATTTTTCAACCGTGTCAGGACTATACTTGAGAGCGAGGGTATTACGTATGACCCGAAGGTTGCAGCAGAAGTTATCCAACAGCACTTCCCTGACTTCCGCCGAGTTCTCAACGAACTCCAGCGATACTCCTCATCAGGGACAATCGACACTGGCATTCTGGCGGCGCTGAATGAAGTTCGACTTGGTGAACTTGTCAAAGCACTGAAGCAAAAAGAGTTCTCTGTTGTACGCAAGTGGATTGTTTCCAATCTCGACAACGATCCGAATGTGATCCTCAGGACAGTGTATGATTCTCTCTACGACTGTCTCGTCCCTCAGAGCATTCCCCAGGCGGTACTGATCATTGCTAAGTATCAATACCAGTCTGCCTTTGTTGCTGACCAAGAGATCAACCTCCTGGCAGCACTCACTGAAATTATGGTTGAGTGTCAATTCAAATGAAAACTCTAAAGACCCCACTCAGATACCCTGGAGGAAAGTCTAGGGCATTGACCAAACTTCTTAAGTATCTTCCTAGCAGGGAGATCACTGAGTACCGAGAGATGTTCCTCGGTGGTGGTAGCGTCGCCCTTGAGATGACTAAGCGTCTCCCCAAGGACGTTCCCATCTGGGTCAATGATTTGTATGAACCGCTGTATAATTTCTGGATAGTTCTTCGGGACAACCCTGACGAACTGCAACGCAAACTGCAAGAACTTAAGTCTAGATTTCCAGACCAAGGTTCTGCCCATGGTCTGTTCCTTCAAGCAAAGGATGTAATCAATGACAGAGCGCAAAGTGACACGGATAGAGCTATTGCTT